CCAATTGTTGTATTTGAAGGTCGCGGAAAGAAAGGTGGAGATTGTCGTATTGATGGAAACCACACGTTCTATGGTGCATTAGCGTCAAAACATACGGTTGAAATTAAGATCATGCGTGTCTCATATCAGGAGGGTTTGCACCTCACTGATCTGGAAATGGAGACTGTTGCGGATCTGTTGAACGCACGACCTGATATTGTCAAGAAACCATGTAACGTTGCAGATGGTATCAAACACGTCAAGAGTTGGGTGTACAATGGTGCAGAACTTCGTGATGCAGAACTGGTTAAAGCTCTGCAGATGATGGGATTCACTAAAGGTGAAACCACTCGTATTTTGGATGGTGCGGAACAAGAACTGACAGAAGAAAAAGAGAAGGAAAAGAATGGTTCTGTATTCAAGAACTATAAGTCTGGTAAGTATCTCAAAGAGATGACTGCAAGGACTCAAAGATTGATGGCCCAAGACAATGCGATTGCATTGTATATGTCATCTGCAAAGTTCAGTCTCGAACGCATTGTTGATTCATTGTATGCAAACCGCAATGATGATATCAAGATTGTAAATGTTGTCATCCACCACCCATGTGTTGCACAAGAGAGGAAGTGGAAAGAGAACATTCAACCACAATGGTTGAAGCAACTGCGTTTCGTAATGAGTCAGTATGACTTCAACTTCATTGAGATGGATATGTGGGACGTTCCTGATGAAGACTGAGGATAAACCATATCCACAAGTGATTGCACTGATCGTTGTTTTTCTCTCAACGATCGGTGTAATTTTTCTAGGTTACAAGCACGGTCACATGTCCGTTGCTGCGGTCTACAAGTCACTGACCAGCTTCACCTGAGAACCCAGTCCACCACTAGAGGGAAAACGTGTTTTTTCCATATTTTCCCTCGTTTCGACCCATTGCACCCTGCTCCCCTCTAGAAATGCAAGAAAAACTCAAAGTGAACATCACCAATCAGAATATCGCAAATAATCTACTCAAAAGCGTTGGACAGTTGTTGAATGCTGAAGTCAAACATTACATTTGTTCAGATAAGACTACCCAACATGAGAAATTTGTGATAGAATACAATCACTCCCGAAAGGATACATAAAGAAAATGGATTGATCATATGGGATATTTCGATACAATTCACTGCTCCTATGATTTAGGACCAAGTTTCCACAATCGATCACTACAAACCAAATCGCTGTATAAACAGATGATAGAGTATTGGTTATCGCCAAGTGGAGAATTGTACGAATTAGATTTCTCTGGTACGCAATCATGGGTATTGCAGAAAGAGGATATCTATCCATATGAAAGACTTGGATGGGAAAAGAACGGTTGTCATGGTAAGGTTCGTGCTACTAATCTAACCAGGGAGATCGAAGTCTATCCAGCTAAATGGGATGCATACTATGCACCTTATCCACGCATTGTACTCACTATTGTAGAAGGTAAATTGTATGGACAAAATTACACCAGATACGTACAAGAAAATGAACGAAGAGTTCATTGAAGAAGGTACGCCGTTAAGACTCAACATTCCGACGCAAGAAGAAATAGACAAATGGCAAGCAAATAAAGTAGACTTTCATACAAGAACAGTTGAACCAGTAGATATGGTTGCTGAAATGTGGAAAGAACATAATCGAGTTAAAGAAGATCAAGAAGAACAAGAACGACTAAGACTTAAACTCCAATCCAAAAACAGACTGTAAATTATGTTTATCGAAATTGATTACAACTTAGTTAAAGTGCCAGATGAAATCATTGCTTGGTGTGATGTCATGACAGTAGATGCTGAACGTGATGATCTAAGGTATATGGATTGTATCTACATGAATATGGGTGAGTATGGCAATGAGATGCATGAATTAAAAAAGATGAGAGAACAATTAAGAAAAGAACTGAGAGTAGTGCCAGTATTTCAATAGTTTTCCACAAGTTCCGCGTTTATTGTGGAAAAACCTGTGGATAATTAAATGGCTAATTAAATATGGCTTAGAGTTTTGTAATTATTATCATATGTGTGTATATGTAAGGATTATTATCATATATGTGTGAGAAACCTCTGAGTTGTTGTTACCTTTACCCGATCGCTATGAAAAACGCAAGCGCTCTGAGCAACCCCCAGGCGACCCCAGAAGCATCCTCCGAGACCCTCCGAGTATATCAGGGTGGCAACCCCAAATTATTATCATATAACGTATAATTATTAACATATATGCGTGGCATATGAAATTATTATCATATAAGGTATACGTATAGGTTGACAGCTGACAGCAAGCCCAGTATAATAACACTGTCAGTCGTTCAAAGGACGCTCTATGGCTCAGATGCCCAGGATGAAAGGTGCCGTCACAGGCAACTTTGGGAAGGCTAAAGTAAAGGCTCGCCCAGGCACATATAATATTAGTAAGTACAGTCTTACTAAGAAAGAGATGCATATTCCACGCCCAGATGATGCCGTAGCATTATACATTGAGGCGTACAATACAACTGATGATCCACGATTACAACAATCATTAATGGAAATGATTCGTAATCACTATAACAAGAGGATCACAAATGTTTAACGAAGGAGATATTGTTACTTACAAAGAATTAACAGGAAAGATAGTATTTTCCTGTGAACTCTCAATAAGTATACTAATTGGCGATGAGTTTCCGAAACAAACTCAAACCAGAATTGTTGTATACAACTACGAGTGGGATAAAGTCAAGTTAGTGAGTGACAGTTCAGAGAACGGCACAAAGGCCCAAGTCCAATTGATGAACCGTCCACAGTTTCCCCCAAAGGTCTCAAAACCGTGTATTGTAGTTTCAAGTTCAAAAACGACATGACTTTGAGACAAGAACTCAGAACACTTTTCACAGAGGATGAATGGAATGCCATCTACGATGCGATGGCAGACTTTCAAGACCATGGAGAGAATGAAACCGATTTAGCACATTCTGTCCAATCAAAAATCACTGAATTGTTCTCATGAATTCCAACCCATACCGTCAGCAGATGATCGACCAGGGGCGAGACCCTATCGATCGCCCAGTGCTTGAGGTTCCCGCTCAGTATCGGGACCGCTTCGAGTCCTTCGAGGAGTATCAGGAGGCGATCGCTGAGATGCTCAACGGGATGTGACAACCAACTAAGTGGCACACGGTTTCGTCACAGACCTCAAAACCGTGTATTGTATAGAAGTCAACCAAACGGAGTCCAACCATGCGTAAGATCGAACAACAGATGAACAACGCAATTTCCCTGTCTAAGGACTGGAAATCTGCAAACACTGAAGTTGTCACCGAAGACGGTATTTCTACTGTCTTTCTTCACAACAACAAAATCGCCGAGATCGGTGAAGGTTTCGTCAAATTGTTCGATGGTGGATGGCAATCTAACACCACCAAATCGCGTCTGAATGCAATTCTCTCTGAACATGGAATTGCTGGTGAGGGTGTATTTCAGAAGAACTGGACTTGGTTCGTTCGTCTCTGGAATGGGTCTGAATTCGTGACCACTGAGTTTCGTTCTGGAATGCGTCTTGCATGAGGGGTTAACTCCCCCTCTCTTTTTTTGCTCACTATCTAACACTCACTCAATGAACGAAGAATTCAACGAAATCGCAGTATTGGACGTTGCTGATGTATTTCTCCAGTCCGAACCTACGTGGGAAGATGACATCCCCACGCCGACTGATGAGTACATCATGGAGAATGATTACGACGACAATTTCTGATCCTTACCTGTTCACCCACTAACTAACACAAACTCATGACTCAAAAATCTTTCTACATTGCAATGCTCGACCAGTTCGCAAACAACGGCAAGGAGTTGCTAGAAGTTTGTGACCAGATCATCAGCGGAGAAATTGAGTACTTTGCCCAACCTACCGCGCTTGTGCAGTTTGGTCGCTCAGACGAGATCGATTTCTGAAGTGTCACAACGGCCCTCTCACCAGAGGGGGCTATGGCCTACAATAGCCACATGACAAACAACGACACCATGCCAACCTTTGCAGTCCAACCCGCCGCCTGGGGCAAGTTCGATTCCTACGGATGCGACTATGGGATCAGCATCAGCCACGCTTACAAGATCGCAGCAATCTGGCGGGAGATGTTCGACGACGGCGACATGATGATCTGGCGCTTGACTCCAGGCGGTGAACCGATCCGCTGGGTGAGAGTCTATGCTGATGAGTCAGTGGACACTGTGACAGACCAGGAACTGGCACTGCTTGTCTGATATCTGACCCACCATGGCCTACAATGGCTGTATACCAAACAAACAAAACCACATGACTGCTTCAACCATGACCGCCGACACCACCTTCAACGGATGGGCCAACTATGAGACCTGGAACGCCAGCCTCTACATCAACAACGAAGAGCCCATGTATCGTCTCGCTGTCGAGTACGTTGAGTTTGCACGTCGCTCCGGTCATCGGGTCAGCTACGATGCTTTGATCCCTTCGCTGGAGTACGCCTTCGGCCAGATGACCCCAGACGGTGTGCGCTGGATGGATGGACGCATCGACACCGCCGAGATGGACGAGATGCTCGAGGAACTGGCCTGAGGTTGACGCCTCCGCCAGATATGGTACAATAGCCACATACAAAACACAAGCACATGACTTCCGCCACACAGAACCTGCTCGACATCGCCACTGCCCTTCAGGCAGAAGGCAAGACCGTCAAGGTCACAGTGCTCCGCCCATCACGCCGAGGAGTCAAGGCACTCACCGGCAAGAGAGGATGGGCGAACGCCGCACCTAAGGGCGCCTTCCAGCACGGCAGTGTCCCTGGTGCTGCTTCAGTCAAGAGCGGCAACAAGTGCTCCAAGGCCATGTGATGTGCTAACGGGGAGCAACGGGGGGCCTGGCCTCTGTTCCCCCGATATGGGGCGAAAACGCTGCACTACCCTAATCTATAACGGACCAAATTCGACCTCTCGAAGGTTCCCTATATAAAAAAATTTTCCCCAGAAATTTTCCACTGAAAACCTTAAAGATTATTCAAATGACCTCACAAAAAAATCAGATCAAGTCAAAGTTCTACTATTACTTCTGGGGCGCCGCGACGGTTTCCGTTTTAGCGGGTCAGTTATACGTAGGAACTGGATATCGTCTGATGGCAGAAGCCTCAGAGAAGACTTCCACATCCGTCGATAATTTGACTAGGTTAATTTCTTATTCGCTTCGCAGTCCGCATACTTTCTAATGAAATTTTCCCTTCAAGAGTTAGACCATTTAATCAAAGCACTCGACACGATGTCTACATATGACATTGCAAGAGCACGTGAACAGATCGAACCAGGCACGACAGACCACGACCAACTAACAGAAAAACTGAAATACTATCGATTTAGATTATCATCATGATTACAAAGACCAACCCACAGAACGTGCAGGAGGCGAATGAGGGCCTCTTTCATGCTAAGATGACACTCCCCGCTGCTGCACTACATTGTGGAATGACACAGAAGGAAATGAAGATGACCTTCCGAGAGTTTCTGAAGTATAATCCTCCGACGTGGGAAGAATGATATATACTGAAAGTGTATCAGGTAAGACCTATGTCATATGATATAACAACCACAGAGGTTGAATTCGACGAAAACTCGGAAGAATATATGGTTCAGATTCCTCAGGATCTTTTGGAGGAAATGGAGTGGAGAGAGGGAGATATTTTAGAGTGGCAGTTCTGGGATTATGATGGGCTTCCAGGCCTGCGCCTACATAAGGTAGGTGAATAGCTCGATTTTCTATAAGAGATGGCAAAGAAACAAAGAGTCCGTATTAAGAATTCTCGTCCTCGTCATAATTGGGATACAGATGTAATTAGTGTAGATGTACCAGCAGGTAGTTCTAGTGCCAGCGGAAGTACTGATGAAAATGGTGATAGTAGTTATTCTGGTGGATGTTCAGCAGAATCTGTCAATGCAGCATCAACAGAAACTATTCCTGATGTTGTAAAACATTCTATACATGAAGTTGGACAGAACGGTAGTTCCTTTCCTGGTACAGACTCTTACGGTCGAGACATGGAAGGAGCGACTTTCGCTGACCGTGAAAAGTTATTTCATAGGTATGATTTAATTGAAGGACTTACAGAGAATGGATTAGTTGATGAGGAAGGATTTCCTTTAAGTGATAGTGATGTAACAATACGTCAATATGTGTATGATAATCCTACATTAGAAAGAAGGAATGGTTCTGATAAAAAGATTACATTACTTCGTAAGGAAGAAGATTCTACAGTTCTCCTCCCTGCACATGATGAAGAATATTTCCAACATGTAATGAGTTGGCCAACAAGTCATACATTACGACAAAGAAAGATTGCTGGATTTCTTTTATTAACTACTACAAAAAGTTCTAGTCAAAGCACTGCAGAAAGCGAACCAGGAGCTGGTGATGGAACATCTTGTACGAAATCGTCTACGAATTATACGATGCTGAAACAGGAGCAATATTATGATGTTAATTTTACATTAGATGATGTAGAAACAAAAATATATCAACCAAATCCTCAAGGTGGTAGTGTAAAAGGTGATAAGGTTTGGAATTATAATGAATTAACATTTGATGCAACTACAGGAGTTCTGCAGAATAAGAATGCAGATATTAGAGATAAACTTGGTGATCCAATTGTTTATTCTGGTGATAGACATTCAAATGGTATTTTCTTTAATTACATACCAGATAACACAAGTTATAGCACTGTAGTTACTCATGTGTTTGATGATGATAATAATGACAATATTTCATTTAGTACAACTGGTAATATTACAGTTGACGCTAAAAATCTAGATGATCCCGGTGGATCGAATGATTCTAAAAATAGAAAACATTATGATATAACATTTCCAAAACCAATTGTTTCCTTATCTAATGTAAGAATTCATTTTAACCAGAAGAAGACAGCATCTGGTGTGACTAGTAGTAGATTGTTTGTATCTAAGATAAAACAGTTAAAAAAGAAAAAGATTAGAGTATGGTTTGAAACTGAGAGTGGTGATAATACATTTGCACGTAACTGGACTGTATCCATTGGCGGTGGAGAGGCTGGAGCGATGGATGTTATTGGTATTGGTGATACAGTTAATGGTGCGACAGTAACTAATGTTGTTAACTATATTGAAGAAGTAGCACTTCTTAGAACTGTTAATAGACAACCAAGAAAAGGTGTAGAAGATGCTAATATTACAGAATCAAATTTTCTTGCATTAACTAATGCGGATGGATCATCACAAGGATTAACTTCAATAGATTATGCTAGAACTAGAGCTTGGATAAAAATTAATGATACAAGAGACATCATCAAAGGAATGAATGTCCAGGGAAAAGGTATTAAACTTAAAACTACTAATGTAACTGCAGTAGATTATGCCAATAATAAAGTTTATCTTTCCGATACTGTAAAAAGTAAAAAATTAAAAAATGTAAAGTTTATTGATGATTCGTGTAATCGTGTAAGCAAACATACATTATGTTATGCTACTTTATCTGGTGGTAGTAATTTTGCAATAGATACAAATTATACTGTCACTAGAAGTGGTGAAAATGTATGTACGATCAAAGTAAAAGCAGGTAAAGGTATTTTAAACCGATCTGCTGTTGTTGGTACATGGTTTAGTGATGTAAAACATGAAATTGAATATCAACCTATCTTCTATGGTTCTGACGCTGAGTGTGAAAAAGAGATTGATAGTGATGATTTTGGTGAATATACTCTTGGTACAATCATGTGGAATGATGGCACACGACTCGAAGATGTATATCTTTTAACAGATCCTGCGGATAATTTTGGATATACCGCAAGTCAAGTTCATTTTGCACTCACATATGCACCTATTGATCAGGCGACACTACAAAAAATTGATAGAGAAGTTGCAGCTGAGTTATCTTCCGCGAATCCTAACTCAACTATCGGTAGAATGAATGCAGCAGATCCTATTCTTACTACTAGATATATTATTTTTAATAAAGTTTCCGAACATTGTAAGAATACTTTGGGTGGAAGGAAATCAGTTAAGGTATTTGATTCGATATGTAGGGATGATATTCAACCAATATACTTCAATATGTACGATCCCATCAATGAACAGTATAGTTTGGGTACAAATCTTAGTGCAGTACAACAAAATATCGTTGATTATTGCGGAGTAACCAACCCAGAATTAAATCCAGCTATACAAGGTGCGGAGATTGCGGCACAAAATAGTACAGTTTTACCAGAAGAGTACTATAAACAGTTTGCTGGTAACCCAGATTCGTTGTTGAATAGACTTAAGAGTGGTTTTGATACTGTAGAAGCTGCACGTCCAAAAAATAAAATTAAAAATCTACCACCACAAATTGTAGGAGAAGATCAATCGGGTAGGGTTTTTATGAAAACAAGTTTTAGAGACCTTCCTCCAAAAACAGACAGAGTGGGATATTTCTGTAATGACTTGATTGTTACTGATGATAAGTTTCTAAATCCTATTCTGGATTTAGATCCACAGACAACTATCAACCAACCAAGAATTATTGTTAGATCCAGACCAAAATGGACAGCAAGTAATAGTGGACAGACATGGCCTATTAGTGTCAGTACTGAAGCTGGAGTACTAACCACTTCAATGAGTGTTACTGTTAATAATGATAGTAATGGTCATGTAGGTAATATTACAACAAGCGCAGCTCCTGGTGATAGTGCTACTGTAACAAACACCATAGCAGATGGTACAGAAACAATTACATGCACTATTGAATGGGTTCCTTTATCAGATGTAAAGGCTAAAGAAAACGCACAGTTCTTTACTAGAGATGCTTTCCCTGATGTTTATACCATTGGTACTAATGTTTCTAGACCACCTGGTGGAAATCATGATGATTCTTACGCTAAAACTGATCTGAGAGATCTACTTTATAAAGAAAGACCAAGGGATCCTAGTGATGATAATGAGTATTTGAATAATATGTTAACTGCACCTAGTCATGTAATATATCCAGCAACTGTTTGGGAACCGAATGTTAACTACCAACAAGATTTCTATAAGATGCTTGAATTCAGGTTGCAAGAACATTCTGAACTAATTGGTGAAACTATTGAGAACAAAGGCAATCCTTATGTTGATCAAGCAATAACAACTAAACTTAGAGAGAATTTAAATATTGGTGATACTAGTATTACTGTAGACTCTACTGGAGAGTTCTTATCTTCTGGATATTTAATTATTCCAAAATACATTCAAAAAATTATGACGTTGGAAACAGGTAATAATAATAGTTTGTATTATTACAGTGGTGAAGAAATTATCTATTATGGTTCTAAAACAGAGACAACTTTTGATAATATTCAAAGAGGAATGTTTGGTACAAACTCTGGTTTTGAAGAAACTGTATCGGTAGAATCTGTTGAAGAAGGTGTAATATACAAAATTGCAACTTTAGGATCTAGTAATTGGAAAAAGATTGGTGCTGGTAAAAATCCATCTGTAGGTGATATATTTACAGCAACTAAGCATAATGGTTCAGGCACTGGTACTGTAGTTGTATACGGTACAACATCAGATGCAATACCAGATGAAGAATTGATAACTGGACTATCTTCACCAACTCCCAAAGTTCCAGTTATAACTAGTTATGAAAAAGGATTTAGTATCGCTCAACACGCAGTTTTTTCACTAAAATACTAATATGGCAAGACCAATTTCAAATTTAGGTGACCCTAATAACGGTGGTGGTGTTATTATCACTACCAAGTGTGCGAATATACTTGCTGGGGGACGCCCAGTAGCGACTACAGGCGACATTGTATCGCCTCATGACTCTAAACCAGTCCACTATGCTGTTACAGGTCCGGGAAATTTCACAAATTTGAATAATGGAGTCCCAACTAACGCTGTTGGTGACTTTGATACGTGTTTTCACGTAAGATTGGGTGGAACTCCCAACGTTTTACATTGACATTTGACCAGTTATGGTCTAAAATACCAAAAGTTATCTAAAAAACATGGCTAAAGCAAAAGTTGGAATTTCGGGTGGAACCTATATCGAGGCAAAACCCAAAATGACTCGTCAGGGCAACGGTAAGAACACTAGATATGCTGCTACTTCTCGAAATAAAGCAAGAAAGCCATACCGAGGTCAAGGTAAATGAGTTTAGTAGTCAATCTACCAGCAAAAAAGGTGTATGTAAGGAAGGAATATCTGACAGATCACCAATCTGGTTTTGGCGAATTCGTTGAAGGCGTCTGGGTATCGGCAAAGTCCATACCTGGGCGCGCTTTTTATTTTGAGACTTATCTACCAGAATATGGTGCAATGTATGATAAGCTCCCTATCAGTGCGTTCCTGGACCGCCCAGAGACCCCTCAACCAGATTTAGACCTACCTAACCTACAGTTTTGGAACTGTATGGATTATGGAGTTGTAGCAATTCAGAAACAATTTATTGCTTCTATGGATTTTGAACTCCGAACTCGTAATTTTGGTTCTATGCGTGGTGAGTACTTGTTCACTTTAGACAATTTTCATAGTGATATTGACATTATAGATACCAATGTCAGTGAAGTTCCAGATGAACACAAATCACATAACTGTGTTTTGCTCGAAAATGGTCAATTTGCGTTGTATCCAAACAACAGAACTAGAATTTATGACCTTTCTATAACACCAGAAACTCCAAAAACACCGGATTTTAAAGTTTCTACTAAATATTATCAGGTTGAAAATGGTGTTAAATGGGGTCGGTTAGGTCAAACCGACGAATATTTCTGGCAAACGGAGTCAGAAGAGAAAAAACACACTTAGGAAAGAAAAATGGCTAATTCTCCAAACCCAGATTATGTTCCATCGATGATGAGAGCGGATTTTGGTACTGAAATATTGATTACCAATCCAAAAGCAGACAGATATCTACAGCGCGCTCAAAAATCAATTATGCGGGGAGATGATTTTCGTAAAAAAATGGCCAAGAACTGACATATATAGTATAACGGTAAAATTTCTGCTATAATGATTGGTTCTGTAGCCAACAAAAGGTCGTTAAATAATGAGTTTCTAGGAAAAGTTTCTAGATCTTTCAAAGATCTAAGTTTTAACTTTACTAGGAACCCCATTACTAGTGATATTGTAGTACTCAAAAATGAAGAGGCTATAAAACAATCAGTAAAGAATCTAGTCCTGACTAAACTCAGGGAAAGACCTTTTAGACCAGAGGTCGGAACAGACTCCACTTCGTACTTATTTGAACTTAATAGAAATACTGCTTCTAATGAATTACTTCAACAGATTGAAAATGTTCTAGAAACTTATGAATCTAGAATAGTATTACAGAGAATAGATGTTGATACTGATGATAGTCTACACTCTTATGATATAAGCATTGAATATTTAATCGTGGGACTTCCTCCAGAAGTCCAAAACTTATCTTTTATTCTAGTCAGAGAAAGTTAATTAAATGGAATTACCAGTAGTATCATCATTAGAGTTTGAAGAAGTAAGAGATTCTATTAAGAATTTCATAAAAAACAAAACAGATTTCCAAGATTACGATTTTGAGGGATCTAATCTTTCTATGCTAATTGACATTTTGTCGTACAACACATTGTACACGACATATAATGTCAACATGGCATCAAATGAGTTAAATTTAGATACTGCGGTGTTGAGAGACAATATTGTCTCAATTTCAAAAAGACTTGGATATACTCCATCTTCTTATACATCATCTAAAGTAAAAATAAATGTAAATGCTTCTGGTGTTGGTTCATATGATGTTGTAAGACTCAAAAAAGGATCAGCATTAAGTGCTTCGTCAAATACTAGAAATTATACCTTTATTATAACTGATGATATCGATATATCAGTTAAAGGTAGAAATAATGTCTCATTTGAAAATATTGAGGTAGTTGAAGGTACTGAATTTGTTATATCATATACGGTTGATGAAACTAATGAACACCAAAGGTTTTTTATTCCAAATAACTTTATAGATGCTGAAACTGTTAGAGTATCTGTAATTTCAGATCCTACAAATACTCAGGAAATTGAATATACCAGAAAAGATACTATTGTTGATGTTTCTAACTCAGATACAGTTTTCTTTGTAGAAGAAGTTCAAGATCAAAAATACGAAATTGTTTTTGGTGATGACGTATTAGGTAGAAAAGTTAGAGATGGTGAAGTAGTAAAAATAAGATATGTAATAACAAATGGTGGTGAAGCTAATAATATTAGTAATTTTAAATTTATTGGTAGAGTAGAAGGATTAAATGTCGAGGGTGGTGGTGGTCCAGTTACAATTGGATATAACAGTATTACTTGGTCTTTAGCATCAGAAACTCAAAGGTCTGATGGGGGTTCAGAATTTGAATCTTCGAGATCTATTAAATATAGAGCACCAAGATTCTATGCATCTCAGGAAAGAGCGGTTACTTTAGCTGATTATGAATCTATAATTGCAAAAATTTATCCAAATACTGATTTGGTTAAAGTTATAGCAGGAGAAACATTAAGTCCACCGCAATTTGGAAAGGTTCTTATTGTTATAAAACCTAATATTGGAGAAGCAGTCAGTGCAAGTGAAAAATTAAGGATTCAAAAAGAGCTTGTAAAATATAAAGTTGGATCTATTGATGTTAAACTTTTAGATGCTAAGGGAATTAGTTTTGTAATTACTCCAAAAGTAATTTTTGACACATCAAAAACTAGAAATAGGGAAATACAATTAAGATCTTTGATAAATGACTATATTGCAGATTTTGTCAAAAAAATTGGGTTTAATAGTTTTGGTGGTGCTTTTTCTAATTTAGCATTAACTTGTGGAATTAAAGGATTAGATTCTGCAATAACTTTTGTTGGAAACAATGTATATTTGAAACAAAATGTACAACTCACACCAGGTGTATCAACAAACTATGTCACTGAATTTTTCACAAAGTTAAAATCGGATGTAGATGGTGAATTTTATGCACTTTCTGAATATTTCTGTCATAAAGGAGTTGCAAGTCCAGTATTTTTAGCGGCAAAAACTAAAGAACTTATTGATGATTGTTCCACAGACACAAATATCTATTTGGTAACAGAAGGTGGTGATGTTTTAAAAATTGTCGGTACTATTAATCTTGAAACTGGAACACTAACATATACAGTTCAAGGATGTGATGGTTCAGCACAAGACATAAATATTCTAGTAGTGCCAGATGTTTTAGACGTAGTTGTTGGTCCAGATGTTGTTCCAGATTTAGAACTTGAGGATATAGAAATCTACCCGGATATTACTGATCCAAATGATTTATCAAACATTCTAGATCCAGGTGCAATTTCTCTACCAGTTATAACTCCGGGTGATACAGCGGGTGATCCAAACGTTATTATCAATCCACCACCACTAATTACTGATGGACCAGGCGGTGGAACTGTTACTATACCTGATCTACCATCTATTATAGATGATGAGACTGGTCTACCATCTACGGATCCTGTTATTACAGATCCTAATGATGTTGATGATATTGAAAATTACATTCCAGAAACAAATCCATATCTGTGCTCATGAGATACTTAGAAGAAAAAACTTCAATTATTTCCACTATAATTGAAAATCAGTTTCCTCAACACGTACAGGAAAATAATCCGTTATTTTTAAATTTCTTATCAGAATATTATAAATCACAAGAGGGCAAATATGGTCCTCTTGATATTGCTGCAAATTTAACAGATTATTATAATATAACCTATTTTAGACCAAACAGATTAGTGGAATCTGTTGAATTGACATCTGACATTAATGATAGTGTTACTACTATCCCAGTTTTTAGTACAAAAGGTTATCCAGAGAAAGGATATATTAAAATTGATAATGAGATAATTTATTACGAAGATAAAACAGAAAAATCATTTACTAATTGTATCCGAGGAACAAAAGCTTTAGTTTTAAGCAATATTCCAAAATCATTAGTAACATTAGAAACATCTGTTAAGTCAAATCATTTAAAAAAAGTAGAAGTATATAATATTGCATATAATTATTCAAAAGAATTTTTTAATAGGATTAAATCTGAAATTGGTGTGCAAATTCCAGAGGTTCTGGATGAGTCTTTAGATGTAGGTGAATTTTTAAAGAAAATTAAATCATTCTATTCCGCTAAGGGTAGTTTGAATTCTCATAGAATAGTATTTCGTATATTATTCAATGATAGAAGGTTTGACCTAAAACTAAAGCCCAGAGGTAGCGGCGCAGTTTTAGAAATTCCTAATTTAGATGGTAGTATTCCAAATCCAACAACTTTTAACATTCCAGATAGTGTTTTTATTAAAAATGGTGGATCTGGTTATGATAATAGGAAGGTAACTACTCAAGGTGCATTAGTAAGTTCTCCTGTAGTAGATATTTTTGGTACTGGTACTGGAATTGTAAATCCAACTACAAAAATTAGAGATAATACAACTGCAGTCATCAGAGTAACTGATGTTGATGATACTGGAGCAATTACCAATATTTCTGTAGATGATATTGGTGAAAATTACTTCGGTCCAATTAGAGCAAAGGTAAGACCAAGAAAATTTGAAGAAGATCAGATTGTCACAAATCTCGATGGTACTGGTGTAGCGAGAGTAGAATACTATGAGGCTAAAAGTGATAATTTAATTTTATATGATGTAATTGGTAATTTTAGACAGGGACAGGAGATATTCTCAACTTCTGGTGAACAACCAAGAGCGTTTATATCTAATTTACCAGATGTAAATTTTAAAACGAGAAAAGGTGTAGAAATCCTTAGTGAAGAACAACAAATTGAATTTCCTAGAGAATATACTTTTAGAACTTCAAATACTCAAGCATCAACTAGACAAATTATTAGATGTAAGTTAATTGAAGGAAGTAATTTAGTAAATGATATCTTACCAAATGTTTTTTCACTCAAGCAAAAATCTGATAAGTTGTTTGGTGTAAAAGGAGTAGATATTGAGGTAGATAATAGAATTTTCTTAACTGACGATATTTTTGAATTTGAAATTGGTTCTAATACTGATATAGACGACATTTATCTACAACCAGATACTGTAATTACAAAAGGACTTACAATTAACAGTAGTACTGATATTATTACTGTAGATGATGCTTCATCATTCCCAATATCAAATGGTATTTTAAACATTAAAGGTAATGAAGTAATTTACAGATCTAGAACATCACAACAGTTCTTTGGATGTTCTTATACTGGTACTCCTTTTACTGTTGATGTCAAAGATGTTGTAATTTCTTTCGGTCGTTATAAATTAGTTGAAAAACAAGAAGAAGATCCAGAAAATTCTGGTAATGTCGTAGAAAAAAATAAATGGACAACTAATGTTAGAGTTGCAACCGGCGACTACAGATTTTATGACGATAATCTCTATATTGCAGAAAATTCTGGTATAACTGGAACGATAGCACCATCACACACTACAGGAATAGTATCTGATGGTAAAATTGAATGGAGATATTACGACACCAATAGATATGATCATTCTTTCTATATCGATCAGGATTCAAAACCAAGATTTAGAGTTTTTGGATTACCTGGCGAAGTAGTAATTGATCAAAGTGGATCTTTAAACAGTTTAACTAAATATGAGTTTGCTAATTTTAATAGTCCTAATATTGATGTTTATAATTTTAAATTAGATAATGAATTAGCTGCAGATCGATCAGATAGACTTGCTCTACTTTTAAGTTCAAACTACAACAGATCTAGAGATACAGTTACAGATTCTAGACTACCTTCATTTGGTTCATTGACCGGGTTTAACACTCACTATGATTATGCAGATCATGTTTATATTGCAACATCATGTGTTCCTCCATGGTGGAGTGATATTATTTCATATCCAGCACCAGGTCAAGATATTCCAGCTAATGATTTAAAGAAAGTAAGTTTTAAAAATCAAAAAGCAGTCACTAGATGGGCAAAATCTGCTATTCTTTATAGTACGCAAGGTGTCTCTCAGTTTAGGAAGAATAAAAAATTAGTTGGTCTTCAGGTAGACGCGATTCAAGTAAATTCATATAAAGGTAATACCGTACAGTATGGATATCTTGATAAATTCTCGTTAGCACTTGGTGGTAATTATGGTGTCTCATATACAGAATCTGGTGGTATAGCAACTGCATTCGATACAACCAAGAATCCAAAGTTAGCTGTAACAGAAGGATCTACTACTTTAAATATCAACAATTCAAATAATTTAACTAAGATTTCTGCTAGTATATCTAAAATTAACTTTGCAGAGTTATTTGCTCAGTATTCATCAGAATTATCTGGTTTTACTTCTGAACCATCTATAACAGTTATTAATCAAAACCCACAGAACGTAGTTAAATTTGAAAATGTTTCAGCGTCGGGTAATACTTATCCAGGAATTAACGTTACCGATGATATTGTAACGGGATCTTCCCACGGATTTAAAACTGGAGATAAAGTAACATATATTAGCGATGATAACTATTTCCAATCATTAATTCCTAATACAGAATATTTTGTCAGAGTATTGAGTTCTAATACATTTACCTTACACAAGACAAAATCAAATGCTTTATTAAATAATGCTAAAGTAGTATTAGCTCCAAACTATATTAGTGTTGCAACTGCAAACAACCCAGGTGTACCAGTAGTTCAATCTAATGTATCATTTAGATTTGAGGGTGATTTTAAAAATCCATATACTGGTGCTGAAGATGCTTTATTGGAGGTAAGTTATAAAAATGGAAACATTGACAATATTGTTATTAGAGATTCTGGTAAGGGATATATAAATCTTCCAAAAATTGTAATTAGTAATGGGGGAAAATCAGATTTTGAAATTCCTTTTAGTAAGAATGGTGTAAAATTTGTTGAAATGAGTGGACCACTAGTTTCTTACTATAATTTTGATAATAAAGACTATAATACAATTTTAGTGAATGATTCTGCTGGCGTATATGCATCAATAACTAATACTTGGGAAAAAACTCCAACAGTTGAAATTGTTAGTGGTAGAAACGCTGCGGCAACCGCTTTCCTTGCAAACGGAAAACTTAATTCGGTTGTACTATCAAATGCTGGTGAGTTTTATGAAATTGCTCCTATAGTAGAGGTTCTTGGTGATGGTAAAGATGCTGTAGTAACAGCATCTATAACTGCTTCTGGTGAAATTGAACAATTTACTATTGTTAATCCTGGTTCTGGATATACTACTGCACCAACGATTAAGATAACACCTGTAGGTGGCGGTGGTGCAATTTCAGCATCATTGAAAGAATGGACATTTAATCTAGTAAGACAATTAGGTGAACTTGGTCGTATTGATAATCATGGTGGATATGTATATGATAATGCAGATTCTAAACCAACCTCAAATAATCCTAAATCATTTAAGTTAATTGATTATAAAAATGATTTTCCATCTGACATAGATCAATCACAGTACTACTTGTTAAAATCAAGTAGAAAGTTGGCAGCACGTCAGATTAGAAATTCTGCTCCTGATGTTTTACTAGGTGCAATTGCAGCTGCTGCAGGAAAAACTGTTGCAAATCTTACCGATGATGAAATATTAGGAACCAGTGGAAATGCTACAGTTGATGCCGTAACGGCATCTGCTCATTCTTTACCATATCTAGTTTCTTACGATGGTATCCCAACTTACGATGGTGGAAAACTTTTAACGAAACGAAATGTTGCTTTTGATGCAACTAATAATCCTTTAACAGAAGCAGAATCACGTTATAAGTTAAAATATACCACTTCACCCACAAATGACGTTACTGAAACATCTAAAACCATAGGTGGTACATTATATTATTTTAGTAGAGTTGGTGGACCATCTACTGCAGACTATCCTATCGGAAGTTTTATTGAAGATTATGAATTTGTGGAAGGTGATGATAATGCACTAGATATTCATAATGGTAAATTTTCCGTAACTCCAGAATTTCCAAATGGAAGATATATCTATGCCGCAACTCAAAAATCATATGATTCTGCAACCAATGCAATTGTAGCAGATCAAAGTATTGATTTTGGTGGATTCCCTTATTTTGTTGGAGACACATTTGCATCTGAATATGATGATTATATGAATAACAGATGTAGAACTAATGATAAGATTCCAAAAGCATTTA